TGGTGGCCCTGGTCCATTCACCAACTACATCTGGCGCCCACTGCGTGCCGCGCTTGACCAGTACCGCGTCGATCGCAATCGCTATGTCAAAGACTATGTCGACATGATCGCCAAGCTGGACCTGCCAGTGCAAAAGATCAACGCGCCAGAACTGAACTACACCTTCGGCAATGAAAACGGCGGCATCGGTAAAGCAGAGGTGCTCGGCGCCTTGATGCACATTGGTAACGACGGCAACATGAAGAAGCTGATTGCTGGCCGCAACTGGGGTCAAATCAATGAGGATGGCTCGGTCGACACGACGCGCTGGAATAGTTTCATGAACCGCATGATCGACGAAGGCGTGCTCACAAAAGCAGACTTTGACTTCGTGCAAGCAACCTGGGATCTAAATGAAGAACTCAAGCCTATGGCGCAAGAGGCGCATCGCGAGATCTTCGGCTACTACTTCAAAGAAGTCGAGGCTCGCCCAGTGGTTACGCCGTTTGGCACATACCGTGGCGGCTATGTTCCAGCGAAGACTGACCCGTTCATAGTTCGCGACGCACAGCGTCAGGCCAAGATGGAAGAACTCGAGGCCGACTTCCGCAACTCGATGCCCAGCACTGGCGCCGGTTTTACGAAGTCTCGCGTCGAATACAACAAGGCACTGTCGCTGGACATTCGCGTGATGGCCAAACACATCGATGATGTGATCCGCTTTGCACGCGTACAGCCTACGATTCGCGACACGCTAAAGATTGTTCGCAAGCGTGACTTTGCAGACACCATCACCAGGATGGACCCGACTGTCATCGAGGACATGATCCTGCCATGGCTCAATCGATCTGCTCGTCAGATCACGAGCGAGGTCGGCATGAACCGGAGCGTCGATACATTCTGGCGCGCAGTCCGCAACCGCACTGGCATCGGCATCATGTTTGCCAACATCACCAACGCGTTGCAACAGGTGACCGGATTTTTCCCTGCGTTGCTGAAGGTCGAAGGCAAATACATGAAGTCTTCACTTGCTGACTACATGAAGAGTCCGACAGCCCAGGCCGAATTTGTTGCTGAGTTGTCGCCATTCATGGCTGACCGCATGAGCAATCAGATGATTGAAGTGCAAGACATGATGAATGACTTGCTGATCAATCCAACCAAGTTCGACAAGATTCAAAAGTGGTCCAGCAAGCATGGCTACTTCTTGCAACAGGCTTTCCAGAACTTTGTCGATGTGGTGACCTGGGTGGGCGCATACAACCAGACCGTTGCAGAACTTGGCGCAGATGTTGACGAGAAGTCAGCAACCAACGAGGCCATCAAGCGTGCAGACGCGGCAGTGCGTATGACGCAGTCAAGCCTGTTGCCTGAAGACTTGTCTGCGTTTGAAGTTGGCTCGCCGTTCTACAAGACACTGATCCAGTTCTCTGGCTACTTCAACATGATCGCCAACTTGAATGCCAACGAGTACATCAAGATCTTCCGCGACCTTGGCTGGCGTGGCCAAAAGGGCAAACTGTTCATGACCTACCTGCTGGGCTTTGGTTTGCCTATGCTGGCCGCTGATGCCATCGTGCGCAGTCTTGGCGGTGGTTGGGACGATGAGGACGACGATGGCTACCTCGATGTCTTTATGTCCTGGTTCTTTGGCTCACAACTGCGTGGTGCTGTTGCCCTGGTCCCATTTGGTACTGCGGCCACCGTGCCATTCAACGCGTTCAACAACAAGCCCTATGATGACCGCATGACAACCAGCCCGTCTGTTTCAACGCTCGAGGGCGCGACAGTCGGTGTGGTTAAAGCAGGCATCAACATTGCCGACCCAGACAAAGAGGTCACAGGAAAGAATGTCCGAGACATTTTGACCATGATCAGTTTGTCTACCGGCATCCCAGTTACCGTGCTTGGCAGACCTATTGGCTATGCCATTGAAGTCGAGCGCGGCAAGATTAAACCCACCTCTGATGTCGACTACATTCGCGGCCTTGTCACTGGCAAAGCAAGCGAATCGTCGAGACAGTAAGGTACCCGTATCCACAACCAGAATGCTTAGTCTCTTCACAATTGTCCAGGAGTTCCGTCCATGACCATCAGTTCAAATAGCCGGAAAGCCGGTCCGTTCATTGGTAACGGAACAGCCGCGACTTTCCCCTTTACATTCAAGGTCTTCCAGGCTTCTGACTTGGAAGTCGTGAGACTTACTGTAGCCACCAATGTGGAGACGGTGCTGATACTCGGCACCAATTTCACTGCGTCGATTAACGAAGACCAAAATTCAAGCCCTGGCGGCACGATCACGCTGTCTGCTGGCGCTTTGGCCACTGGCTTCAACCTGGTCATTACATCGGACATCGAGAATTTACAGCCGACCGACTTGACCAACCAAGGTGGCTTTTACCCTGAAGTGATCACCGACGCGCTGGACCGTGCAACGATACAGATTCAACAGCTTCAAACTTCTGTCGACCGTGCGGCCCTGTTGCCGATCACCAGTAGCGCAGACGCCGCATCGCTTGTGGCTGACATCGTTCGATTGGCTGACAGCGCAGACAACCTGGACATCGATGCAAACAACATTGCTTCAATCAACTCTGTTGCAGGTAGCATTTCCAATGTCAATACTGTTGCAACCAACATCAGCAATGTGAATACCGTTGCTGGCGTGTCGTCCAATGTGACGACAGTTGCCACCAATGTTGCATCGGTCAACACTGTTGCGGCTGACTTAAATGAGCCAGTGTCAGAAATTGAAACCGTCGCGACCAACATCACGAATGTGAACACCGTCGGCAACAACATTGCCAATGTCAATACTGTTGGCGGTATCAGTGCCAATGTGACGACTGTCGCAGGCATCTCTGGTAGCGTCTCGACTGTTGCCACAAACAGCGCCAGCGTTGTGACTGCCGCGACCAACATTGCCAACATCAACACCGTGGCGTCTGATCTCAACGAGCCTGTCTCTGAGATCGATACGGTAGCGACCAACATCGCCAATGTAAACACTGTCGGCTTGAACATCGCAAGCGTGAACACTGCCGCAGGCAACAACACAAACATTACTACGGTGGCGACCAACATCGCCAATGTGAACACGACTGCAACTAACATTGCGAATGTGAACTCTGTCGCAGGCAACTCGACCAACATCAACGCAGTGGCTGGCAACAGCACTAACATCAACGCTGTCGCAACCAACTCGACCAACATTAACACTGCCGCGACAAACATTTCCGCAATTACGACTGTTGCAAACGATCTGAACGAGCCAGTCAGTGAGATAGATACTGTTGCAACAAACATTGCCAATGTAAATGCTGTTGGAAACAATATTGCAAATGTCAACACAGTTGCTGTAAACATAGTCGATGTCAACAACTTTGCTGATGTGTATCAGGGTGCAAAGGCAACGCCTCCAACACTGCGCAATGACGGCACTGCATTGCAACTTGGTGATTTGTATTTCAACACCACAAGCAACGCAATGTTTGTGCGTGCAAGCACCGGATGGGTGCCTGCTGGTTCAAGCGTCAACGGCACAAGCCAACGCTATCGATACATCGCCACTGCTGGACAAACGACTTTTACAGGCACAGACAGCAACGGCAACACCCTGACCTACGACGCTGGCTTTCTTGACATCTACCTAAACGGTGTCCGTCTTGACAGAACAGACTTCACTGCGACAAGCGGCACGAGCATTGTGCTTGCGTCTGGCGCGGCACTAAACGACGAACTCAACATCGTCGCGTTTGGTACCTTCAGTGTTGCGTCATTTAATGGCTCTGGCCTGATTGATGGCACGACAAACATCAGCAAACTGAATGCGACTGGCACGCGTGACGGTACGACATTCCTTGCTGGTGACAACACATTCAAAACTGTGGCTGTGACACCGACTGCTGTAAGTGACCAAGCAAATACAAGCACTGGTTACTTTGATTTGCCTTCAGGAACTACAGCCCAGCGTCCAGGATCTCCACCAACTGGCGCTAGTCGCTTCAACACAACTGAAGGTCGCGCCGAATACTACACAGGCACAAACTGGGTTCCATTTAATTTTGGAGGAAAAGTTAGTGCGGTTGATTATTTAGTTGTTGCCGGTGGTGGCGGTGGTGGTGGTAACGGTGCTGGCGCGGCTTATGGTGGTGGTGGTGGTGGCGCTGGTGGCTACTTATCTTCTGCTATAGGTGTTACTGTTGGTGTTGCTCTTACGGTTACTGTTGGCGCTGGAGGTAATGGCGGCGCGGCGGCAAACCAAGGAAGCAATGGAAGCAACTCTGTATTTTCTTTACTTACTGCAACTGGTGGTGGCGGTGGTGGTTACGACACAGGCCCAAGCGGATCTAATGGATCAAGTGGTGGCTCTGGTGGAGGCGGCTCGGCGCTAGGCGGCGTTGGTGGATCTGGAACTTCTGGGCAAGGTTTTGCAGGAGGCAACTCTTTAAGCGGTGGACCTGCTGGTGCCGGTGGTGGTGCTACTGCTGTTGGCGGCAACGGCACATCTGGCGTTGGTGGTGTTGGTGGC